GATTGATCCAAATGGAGATTCTAAAAAATATCTTGTATTAACAGTTCTAGTCATAACGGTGTTAATCTGTATGAAGATTGCTGGTGCAAGTGGTCTATGATTAGTTTTTTTGTAAAGTTTTATTTAATATGTGGTCTTATCTATACTACCGTAATATATAATGATGACATGCGAACACAACGTGCTATGATGAGAGGAAGGCCTAGTGAAGAATGGATGAGAGTTGGTGAATGAAGAAACCTTACCTTACAAATCCTAACATGTTAGTTCCTTATTACTTAATGTTATCATATTGTTATTACAAAGAAAACGAAAGTCTAATAGACGATACAGAATATGATCAGATATGTAGAGAACTTATAGAGAAATGGGATACAATAGAACACTGGCACAAACCATTACTTGATTTAGAATCACTTAAAGCAGGAACTGGATACAATATTAAATATCCCCAAAGAGTTGTACAAGCTTCTTTATCACTCTTAAAAGAATCCCAACTAAGACCTACGGACATGGATTAATGTATAGCGGAAAACCTTTAAAGGTTCATATAGAATTATCTAACAAGTGTAATGCCATGTGTCCACAGTGTGGTAGAAACACTTCGGCTAATGGTGAATTAAGATTACAGGCTGGTATGCAAACTACAGAACTTAGACTTGAAGATATAGAAAGAATCTTTGATGATGAGTTTTGGAACACACACAAAATATCGAATGTAAGATTTGTCGGAAACTATTCTGACCCTATCGCAACTAAAGATTTACATGAGATTGTAGAGTTCTTTATATTTAATAATCCAAAGATAATACTTAATGTTACTACTAACGGAAGTTTAAAGACAGAAGAATGGTGGTATCATTTCGGAAGTATGTTTAATAACAAAAATCGTAGAGTTGTGTTTGCACTAGATGGTACAGATAATATTACACATGCATTGTATAGACATAGAACAAACTACGATAAGATTATACGAAATGCAAAATCATTTATATCCGCTGGTGGTAATGCAGAATGGTCTTTCTTAGTGTTCAAACATAATGAACATCAACTAGAAGAAGCAAAGAGATTATCGGAAGAGTATGGATTCAAAAAATTTATTTCTGTGTATACCACAAGATTTCACAATGGTAAAGGATACAAAAAATATAAGTTAGATGGGGTGGATTATAAATTAGAAGAGACAACAACAAAGGAGATGCCAAACCTTTCTACAATACCTTGGCCGCCAGAGAACCTAGATATATCGTGCAAAGCTTTACAAGATGACTATGAAGAGATATTTGTAAACTACACTGGTGAGATAGTTCCTTGTTGTTGGGTTGGGGCTTCAATACACAGATGGAGAACCAAAGATACTTATTTCAAACCATCGTATCCAGTTGAGGAAGATGGACTTATAGGTGAGATACTAAAAGACGATTTACATGATGCAATAAAATATGGTGCAACAAAAGTCATGACTAATCAGTGGTTTACTAAACTAAAAGAATCTTGGGTTGACAAACCATGCAGAGTATGTTATCGTGTCTGTAATAAAAAAATAAATTTACTAAAAGAGAAGAGGACGGAAGAATGGGTTTAACGGATATATTAAAAAGTTCTAATCATATGCATAATGCAATAGTTCGTATACCGTTATTACATATTAATGTTTTAGACAAGGTAGAGAATACACACATACAACATGCTGTTCGCAAACATGCAACGGATGATAAACATTTATCAAACGTAAAAGCAAATATGACTTCTTGGTATCTACATGAAGAGAGTGATGTTGTTAAAGGACTTTCGGAACTTGTCGTTATAAAGTGCCAGAAAATGTCTGGTAATTTTAAATTACATAATAGTGAATGTTGGGGTAATGTCCAAACATTTTCAGAAGAAGTTATAGAACATACACATTGGCCATTTCTGTGGTCTTGGTGCTACTATGCCAAAGTGGATAGAACATCTCCACCACTTATCTTTCCAGAAGTCAAACAAGTTTTTGAACCAGAGTTGGGTGACTTAATTATCTTTCCAAGTTATATAAAACATTTTGTTCCTAAAAGTGAATCGGAAAACGAAAGAATAGTTGTCGCTGGTAATATTAGTTTTGAGTTCACAAAACCTTGTTGATTGTTTCCATTTAGACAATAGTGTTGTTCTATTTGAAATTACTCTTTCCATTATAAATATAAGTGTAATCAAATAAGATTATATTTCATACAAAGGGAGAACCAAAATGAGTGCTATCAGCACAGCCGTATGGCAAGAAACATGTAACATATGTGAAAAAGTACACAAAGTTTTACACAACACTTTAGTCGATTTTCAAAGAGGTAGACAACTATCTGCAAACAGACAGATTATGAATCAACTACCAACACTTAGACATTTATCTAAAGATTTAGATTTAGATTTTCATCTTGACAAAATGAATGACAACACAAATAAAAGTTATGACGCTAAACTAATAAAGTAGGTTTCTTATAAATAATCCGAACACTTAATTGATGAGAGATGAGGGGTGTACGGATGATAGATCCAATTACGGCGGTCGCAGCCGCTACGGCTGCGTTCAATACAATTAAACAAGGTTTCCAACTTGGTAAAGATATCGAGTCTATGTATGGTGACATGGGTAGATGGATGGGTGCCGTAAGCGATATTGATCAGGCGGATAAGTTAAATAAGAAACCACCGTTGTTTAAAAAAATATTTGATGGTTCTAGTATAGAACAAGAAGCAATGGATATTTTTGCTGCTCAGAAAAAAGCAGCTGCCATGGAACAAGAACTAAAGACTTTTGTTAACTTTACACACGGGCCTGGTTCATGGGATGAGATACTTAGACTACAAGGTAAGATTCGTAAAGATAGACAAAAATTAATCTATGAACAACAAATGAGACAAAGAGAAATCCTAAATGCAATTGGATTAATAATCTTGGTGGGTGGAATTGGATTTGCTGTAGTTATGGGTGCTTCTATTATTGTAGACATACACGGCCATCCAAGTGGTTGGTAATGGAACTTGTTTTTGCTTTAGTAACTTATCTTGGAATGAATAAGATTGATGAAACTTACTTTCGCAATATAAATGATTGTATATACTTCCAAGAAAGATTAAACAAACAACCCAGAGTTCCGAAAAGAGACCCAGAAGGAAATGATGTGCCTGGCGCTAAATTTGTTGCTGTATGTAAACCCTCAAAAGTAAACCTAAATAAAACGAAGGTATATTAAATGTTTAAATGGATTGTATTAGTCATGCTACTAATCCCACTTAATCTATATGGTGGAGCAAAAACTGTCGGCGCAAAGAAAGACTATACACGACAGCAAAAAATTCAAAGAGGTGATATAGTACAGAAAAAGTACACCACTTGTAGATTAAAGAAGATTGTCCAATCACGATCTGGTGAACAGGCTTGTATATATCAAGGTGGTAATAAAACCTTTGAGTTATTGTTTGATAATAACTGTCCAAAACAATTTAAATGTATTTACAATCCTAACAGTAAAGAACCAAATATAGACAATGTGATGGATAGTTTAAATTCAATAGGTAAGTAATGTGATATATGAACATGAAGATTTGCAAATAGATTCAACTGTATCATCTAAAACAAGATTATATAAAGATGATAAATTAGTTTTCATTGGTGATGGTTATAAAGCAATCACTATGATGATTAATAATAGCAAAAATCCAGAACCAGTAAAACAAAAGTTTCATGCCCAATTAACTATGAGAGAAAAACCAAAATTTTCTAAAGGTGATGATATAGAAACATTGAGAAAGCAAGCACTAGATGACCATGCTCAATCCTTAGTGAAGAAAAAGAGAAGGCGATAAACTCTTTATAAATACTATAGAATAGGAGTCAGCATGTCAAATAATTTTATGGGCCTAGATGGTTTCGTCTGGTTTACTGGTGTCGTTGAAGATAGAAACGATCCTGCTTTACTTGGACGAGTCCGTGTAAGATGTTTAGGTTTTCACACAGAAGATAAAGTGAAAATACCTACATCATCACTACCTTGGGCTCACATAATGTTACCGATAACAACACCGTCTATGAATGGTAAAGGTCAAAGCATACCATTTATGGTTGAGGGTACATGGGTTATTGGTTTCTTTAGAGATGCTGAATTACAACAACAACCAGTAATTATTGGAACACTGCCAGGCTATCCACAAACAGTATCGGATAAGACAAAAGGATTTAATGATCCAAATGGTGTGTATCCTTTATCAACCCACTTAAATGAAAGTGATGTAAACAGATTAGCAAAAGGTGGAGCGGATGATAAACCACATGAAATCATTGAACTCAAAGAATCTAAAAGAGATAAACAAGTTGCCGTTGCCTCAGGCGAACCTTGGGATGAACCAGTTGCAACACATTCAGCATCCAAGTATCCTTACAACCATGTATTTGAATCAGAGGTTGGACATATCAAAGAATACGATGACACACCGAGCAATGAGAGAATACACGAATATCATAAAACTGGAACATTCTACGAAATGCGACCAGACGGTTCAAAAATCACAAGGGTGGTTGGTCACAATTATGAAGTGGTTCACGGATCGGATTACGTCCATGTTAAAGGATCAGCAAACCTAACAGTTGATGACACATTAAACATAAAAGCAAAAACAATAAACATAGTTGCTGATACTATGAATGAAACAATAGGAACACATACGGAAACAACTGGAACACTGACAGAAACATATACAACTAAAACGGAAACTGCTACAACTGGTAATACGACTTATACATCAGGCGATGTAGTTGCAAGTAGTATATCTCTAGTAGGACATCAACATGTAGATAATGCTGGACTTGCTGCTGGAGTTACCACTGTACCTATTGGTGGAAGTGGTTCAGTAACATCTGCTCAAGGAGAAACCGTGACAGCAATTTCATCTGGCATAACTGCTACAGAACCAACATCTCTAGATTTAACTGCTGTTTCAAATGTAACATTACCGACTGCTACATCATCATATCCAGATACACTGGTAAAAACAGATTCTACTGGTACAGTCAATAGTACAATATTGGCAGACAATGCTGTAACACAAGCAAAACTGGCAGATGATGCTGTAGGTTCTGCTGAAATGAAAACTCTATCGACACTACTCATTAAGAATAGTTCTGGTACTACATTAAAAACAGTTCACGGTGCTGGAGAATAGTATAAATACTAATAAAGGAATTACAAATGTCGCAATATGATGCTCAGTTAAATAATAACACATCTAGAAATAATAGACAATACTCTGATTTAGATTTATTCTTTAGCAGAAAAACATCTAATAGCGATATAAATACACTTACAGACGTTCAAGCGGTAAAAAGAAGTGTTCGTAATTTAGTTCAACTAGATTACTTTGAAAAACCTTTTCATCCAGAGATTGCATCTGGCATTAGGGGAATGTTATTTGAATTGATGACTCCCTTTACTGCTCAAGTAATTGCTAGACAGATTGAAGATGTAATTAATAATTTTGAACCTAGGGCCAAACTTGTTGGTGTAACTGCGATACCAGATTTGGATCGTAATGCTTATGAAGTTAAGGTAGAATTTTATGTTGTTAACACACCGACAGAGTTAGTAGACTTAACGGTATTCTTAGAAAGATTGAGATAATGGCAGATACAAATAATCAGAAAGTACGAGTAACGGAATTAGACTTTGATGAAATCAAAGCAAATCTAAAATCTTTTCTAAAAAACCAAACAGAATTTAGAGACTATGATTTTGAAGGTAGTGGTATGAGTGTTCTATTAGATACACTAGCATACAATACTCACTATCTAGGTTATAATGCAAACATGTTAGCAAATGAAATGTTTTTAGATAGTGCGGCTTTAAGAAGTTCTGTAGTATCACATGCAAAGACTTTAGGATACGAACCATCTTCATGTCGTGCTCCGAAAGCAACTATAGGTGTTGCATTAACAACAACTAACTCAACAGCCACTATGCCTGCTGGTACTAAGTTTACAAGTACAGTAGATGGAGTATCATATCAATTCGTAACAACCTCGACTGTTCAATCTACAAGTTCTGGTAATACTGTGAACTTTGATAACACAGAAATTTTTGAAGGAACATATGTTACTACAAAATATACAGTGGATAGCACTGATACGGAACAAAGATTTATTATCACTGATAACAGAGCCGATACTACAACTTTAACTGTAACAGTTCAAAACTCATCAACCGATACATTTACTACAACATTTACAAAAGCAACTGACATATCACAATTGTCTATCAATAGTAATGTGTTCTTTTTACAAGAAATAGAACAAGGTAGATTTGAAGTTTATTTTGGTGATGGTGTTGTAAGTAAATCATTAACAGATGGGAACATCGTAATACTAAATTATGTTGTTACAAATAAAACTGCAGCCAATGGTGCAAATGCTTTTTCATCACCAAGTGCTATTGGTGGTATTAGTGATATTGGTATTACACTCGTTGCTGCCGCTGCTGGTGGTGCAGAACCAGAAAGTATAAATTCAATAAAATTAAATGCCCCACTTGACTATGCGGCCCAAGGTAGATGTGTTACTAGAAACGACTACCAAGTATTTACTAAGAAGTTATTTGCAAATGCACAAGCCGTTTCTGTTTGGGGTGGAGAAGATGGAAGTTTTGATTCATCTTTAGGTGTTACTGCAACACCACAATATGGAAAAGTTTATATTTCAATTAAATCAAATACTGGGCAGAACTTAACATCAGCACAAAAATCATCACTAGTTAAATCTTTTAGTCCATTTACCGTTGCATCAATAACACCAGTGATTGTTGATCCAGAAACAACATTCTTAATTTTACAAGTTAATTTTATGTTTGATTCTACAAAAACTGTTTTGGTTGGGCCAGACTTAGAAGCGTCTGTTAAAACTGCAATTACAAATTACAATGATACATCTCTAAAAAATTTCAATAGTCCATTTAGACACTCTGTTCTTACTGGATTAGTAGATAGTGTTGATGCTGCAATTTTAAATAATACTACAATTGTTACCATGGCAAAATTCTTTACACCGATTGTAGGAACAAATGTTTCTTATACAATTAGTTTTAACAATCCACTATATAATCCTCATTCTGGTCATAACGATCTTGGTGGTGGTATTATTGCATCTACTGGATTTAAACTTGATGGTAGGACAGAAGAAATGTTTTTTGATGATGATGGAAAAGGAAATCTAAGAATGTATTATCTACAAGGTTCTGCGAGAACTTATTATGCCACTCAAGCAGGAACAGTAAATTATTCTACTGGTGTGGTATCTACAAATGCATACAAAATTTCAAGTGTATCAAATGTTGATGGACTTACTTCTACACAAATTAGAATGACAGCAACACCAAATTCAAATGATGTTGTACCAGTTAGAAATCAACTACTGGAAATAGATTTAGTTAATTCAAGTATATTAAGTAATGTAGATGCTACTGCCACAACTGGTGTTGGTTATACGGTTGCCTCAAC